TGTTACTTTAACAGATTTGTACAAATATGTTGATAGCAGACTTAAAATAAAAGAGCAAAATTTTAAGCTTACAAATCAAGATTCAAAAACTTACTATAAGTTGAGACATAATTGCTTTAAAACCAAGTTCTTAGAATTATTAGGATTTCCCTCCACTGAAGAGAGACCTTTTAATGAATTTGGCATAGATTCTAATAAAACTCCTGATTTCTTTCAAAAGTTTGGTAGTAAATGGGTTTTAATAGAATTTACAGTAGTAAAAAACATTGAATCTGCTATAAAAAATAAAAAATCATGGACTAAGTATGACTATGAAATGTCTATCTTAAAGATGAGAGAAGAAGAGGTTTATAGTTTCTATCCTTCTTTAGTTCTTAGCAATGTTGACTCTAATGCCCTGAATGATATATTACAATTATCAAATCTATTAGATATTGAGTTTTTTGTGGACCCAGGATCAGAACTTAATGCTCTTCACGAGAATCTTAATTCTTTAGAATATAATATTTCAGAATTATTGCCTGAGCTTTTAATGAATGAAGAAGTTTCTACTAATGTGATTTTTAGACAACCAAAATCTTTCGATAATTTGGATATGAAATTTCAGAAGACTGTCCAAAATGTAGGAGTTAAAAGACAAAGATCACAAAACATATTCAACAGAGTAAAAAGGAATTCATATCAATTAGAAAAAGATTTAAAAAATGTGAAGTACAAGTCAAAGTTTAAGATTATTGTTAATGTTAGAGTTAACACAGTGTATATAGATAGTAGAATGGATGGTATCACAAAAAATGTTTTGCTGGTACTTATTCAAAATCTATCTATGGAAATTATGAAATACGTAGAAACATATGGAACCTTTGATGATAGTGATAACCCATTTGAAATATATGGGGCAGCAGAATTAGAGATCAATGATAAAAGAGAAATTTACACGGAAGAGACTTTTGATACAGAGGTTTATGAATCTACATTTTATCGTAGACTAATGAAATCAGTAAATAATGATGATCTTTCGAAGTATCAATTGTTGTCAAATAGCTCACTTGAAAATCAAATTTTGAATATTGAAGACAATTACAACGAAAGATTGATTCAATTAAGGACAAAAACTGAAAATGTCATAATTTACAATAAAAACCCATTCATATTCCCAGTTGGAGATAATTTTGAAATTGGGAAATATTCTGAGATAAAAATAAAAACAAGGAAACCAATAACTGATATTTTGCTATCTAGGATTAAAGAGGTGAAGAATGTAGACATGGTAATAGATAGAAAAATGGATTACGATAAATTAAATAATCTTATGAGTGAACAAAATAGAGCATTTAGGAATATTCTGAACTTCTTAAATGGAGACCATAAGTTGGCTAGAAGATTAAAAAATGTATACAAAAAAGATACATGGATAAAAATTTTGAATGAATTTAATGTTGAACCAAGTAAAGAATTGATAGATCTTCTACAAATTCATTCAGAATTAAAAAGGAAAATGAATGAAGATATTGATGAACCCACTAGAACAAAATATAGAAATAGAATTACTATACCCAGAAGTATATATAAAACTAAATGGAATGAGGAAATGGAACATTTTAATCAGGTAAAAGGTAAAATAAAGGTTTGTGAAGAGTATGATGTCAATGAGTTAAAAAGTAAATTTGATAATTTCTTGGAGTTCTTGTTTGCAGAAAGACTAGATAAGGTTCCAGATGATATCCACAGTAATACTGATGTAGCAGGAGGCAAATTTTCTAAAATATGTGGAGAAATGTTGGAATTAATAGAAGAATCAAAGGAAAGATTGTTGAAATCTAATTTATTGCATAATTTGATGTTCATATCTCGAGTGTGTTATTCCCTTCTCTATTACTCAAATATAAAATTGAATAAAGAAGATTTTATGTATGATAATCTAGGATATAAGAATTGCTTGCTCTTAGTTAAAGGAGGGAAGAAAATATTATCAACAAAAAAGACAAGATTATTTAGTCTAATCTTTCCAATATCTGAAGATTTAAAGTGGCTTTATTGCTCTTCTTATTCGAAAATTGTGGAATCACATGATGGAAAATTATTTTGTGTTTTTCCTTGGCA